TTAAAGTCACATCTTTTAACGAGGATGACTTAAATCCTCACCGAGTGTAAGACCAATCACAGTATAGAAATTTCAACTTTTTCAGTCCTATTACTATGCGTAAGCAAAAACAACACTTGACTACATAGCCGCACGTTGCGTGCACCTATGTAGCTTGCTTGGTACAATGCCAAGCGTTGTTTGCCGTTCGTCACGTGTACGAAACGTACTAAGTCACGAACGCGCTGACATCGTGCTCGGCGATGGGCTTGTAAAAGCACCATTGCACTGCGGGACGGTCATCCGTTGCGTCAAGGTCAACGACCTTGCTCAACTGATAATCGGCACCAGTCACGATGTTCAGGCTGTGCTGCTTAGCAAGCGACGTCATGACAGACGCAGAGACGGTAGTCTTTGCGACGTCATTGACAGGGAGAGTTACACGAACGTTGTTCGTGGGTATCCACCGCTCGTCCTTGTCGAGCTCGTGGATGAACTCACCCGTGCGCTTGTTAGTAGCACCGCGATACGTGTTGGACACCTGTCCAATATGTTTCGCTGCTGCCATATGAAAGCTCCTTTCATCTGGTAGTATGACTGCAGGTCATATGCTGCTGCACAGCCATTCTGCACAGCAATGAACAGGGGCAGGCGTGCGATAGTGCCAACGCGGAATTCAACGATGTTGGTAACCCCAACGGTGAATTTCGCGGGGGTACCGCACGATGTATATCTCGTACTCCCATTCTACAGTAATTTTTTGGATTACCTTTCGCAACGTTTTCCACCTCAAGCAGGATTTGTAGGATTCCTGCTAAGTGGTTATTTTTGTTGAGGTTAAGAATTTTTATTATTTTGTTGATTATTTGCAAAAAATGTCTAAAATTCTCTCTAGTTTTTATAGGTGTAGATAGTTAATATATATAAGGACAACAGGTGAGCCCCACAGAGACTTCTCACTACAGTAAGTACATAAAAAGTGCTGTAAGTGTAAGTAATAAGGGTACAACCTTGAATTATCAGCTACTTTTTGATGATATGGGGAAGATACAGGGCTTTGATTCTAAGAAGAGGCGGCAAATTTTGTATGATAATGTAACAAATTGGTATAAATCTCTGAAATATGGGGATTCTGATGCCGAATAAGGCGGCAAAACGTAGAAAAGATGAAAGAAGAGAGAAAGATGCCCATCTTAGTAAGTACGGAAGGACCCCAGCTCAGATAAAACGTAAAAAAGCACAGATGCAGAGGAAGAAACATGCCCCGATTTGGTAAACGCTCTAAGAAAAGGTTGGCAACCTGCGATGTCAGGCTTCAGAAGTTATTTAAAGAGGTTGTAAAACATTTTGATTGCACAGTAATACAAGGATACAGAGGTGAAGAAGAACAAAATCAAGCGTATGACGCGGGACGAAGTAAGCTTCGTTATCCTGATGGCAAGCATAATGCTAATCCTTCAAAAGCCGTGGATGTGGCTCCTTACCCTATCGACTGGGGCGACCGTGACAGGTTTAACTACTTTGCTGGTTTTGTTATGGGCATGGCTACGAAGCTTAGCGACAAAGTCCCGCACTTGAGAATACGTTGGGGAGGTGATTGGGATATGGATACAGAAGTAAAGGACAATAAATTTGATGATTTGGTGCATTTCGAACTTTACGATAAGTAGTGTATCAAATAACTATAAATCATAGGTCTGGAGAGAAAACCTATGATATCTATACCCAGAAAGAAGCAGATGAGAAGGATATCCCGTATAAACCATGGAAAGAGAGTAGGGAAGGTGACTATGCTCTCTCAGACGATGGATACTGTGCTCCTGTCTTAAAAAGGCAGGAATACACACATCCCAAAGGATATAAGACAGTTTACTTTAAACTTCCTTTTGGATATCATATGTGGGATACAAAGTACGGTACACGGAAGTTTTACGCTGAGGGGAGGTATACTCCTCATACTTTTACTGGTAAAGACGCTATGGAGGTAAAGACCGGCTTAACCAAGTGGAAAAACCTTGCTATGATGTATGCGTTCACAAGAGGGGCGTATGGTGAATTTAACGAGGATGTAGCTATAGATTTGGCTTTTGGTACTGTGACACCAAAGGACCGTCGCAGATGGAAGCGGAATATGAAACATAGGGAGTTTAGAAAGATGGTTAGAGAAGAAGTGGCGAAATTACTTGATGAACATGGGTTGGGACCTGATAGGACTATGGAGTTGCTTTCAGATGCAGTAACCATGGCTCTTGATAAAAAGGATTTAAGCAATCTAAATCGTATTATTGAGAATCTAGAGGATTTACATGGCATGAAGGACAAGAACAAGGTTGTTACTACAACGCAACTAGAGGCAACAGAGACCCAGAGAATGCTGGACGAGGTTACTGAGGAAGAAAGGAAATTGGTTGCTACCCAGGTAGAAAGCAAGGATGTCAAAGAATAAGGTAGATTACGAAGACCGCTGGGAAGTTCTTAACAAACTTAGGAACAATATGGGTCTATTCGGGCGATATTGCTTTCCCAAGGCTCTAAGGAGGGAGATTCCTCCTTTTCATCATAATATCTATGCCAGTTTAAGGAATCAGAAGAACAAACGAATATTNATAGCTGCTCCTCGCGGGACAGCTAAATCTACTGTTTGTAGCCTGATACTTCCTTTGTATAGGACTGCTTACAAGAAGAGTGACGAGGACTTGTTTATCGTTATCATATCAGAGTCCCAGGCACAGAGTATAAACTTCTTATCCAGAATAAAGTACCACCTAGACCATAGTGACCGGTTTAGACAGGTTTTTATGGATTTAGGTGCTAGGACAGCACGGAGGTGGACGAATAATGATATTATCCTCGCCAATGGAACAAGGATAGTAGCGGTAGGTACTGGTCAGAGGGTTCGTGGTTTTATTGAGGGTGATACACGTCCTAACCTGATTATAGTAGATGACTTTGAATCAGAGTTGAATGCTATTACACCAGAAGCAAGGGCAAAGAATAGGAAATGGATGACTGAGGCTGTTATTCCATCCTTATCTGACCGTGGTCGTATTATTATGATAGGTACAGTAATCTCAGAAGATTGCTTCTTGTATTGGGCAAAAGGTAGTTCTGCTTGGGAAACTATGTGGTATTCTATCTGGGATGAAGATGAGAAGAGTATTTGGCCTGAAAGGTTCCCCAGAAAGAGAATTCTTCAGATTAAGGAAGAATTCGCTAGTGTTGGGAACCTAAATGGATTTTACCAAGAATACATGAATATTGCCCAGGCTCCTGATAATGCACCATTTAAGCCTGAGTATATTAAATTACATCACTATAGTTTTAAAAGAATAGAGGGGCAACCCTGTTTAACAAGGAGTACAGGCGATGGAGACAAGATTATCCCGGTTGAAGTTTATTGCGGTGTTGACCCCGCTAGTTCTCTTAGCTCCCGTGCTGACTTTTTTGTTATTTCAACTATTGGCATTGACCATGACGGGAATAAGTACATTATTGATATATTCAGGCATCGTCTTGACCCTGCGGAACAGCCGGCAAAAATTATCGAAATTTATAAGAAATATCGTCCCAAGCGGATGAAGATTGAAACAACTGCGTACCAAGAAGCGTTAAGAGCTACGGTTCGTTCCATAATGTTGCAGGAAAATTTGTACATTCCAGGGATAGAGAAGGGCGTTAAACCTAGGACAAGGAAATCTGAGAGGTTAATTAGTTTGGTTCCGATGTTAGCAAAAGGAGAGTTTTACTTTCGTCCTGAGGATATTACAGCTCAGAAAGAGTTCTTGTCTTATCCCAAAGGGAAGCATGATGATGTTTTAGATTCAATTTGGGTGGCACTAGAGGGCTCTAGGCCCTGTAGGATAAAAGATTTATCAGGGGTGAAAAATAATCCCTCAATGGCAAGAAAAGTGATTGACTGGATGACAATATGATGGTAAATTTATACAATGGCTTATTCTAAGAAGAAGAAGTCCAAAAAAGGAAAGGTCGAGGACACGCACCGGCTTTTTAAAACATATTCTCAGAAGCGAGATACTTGGGCGCATCATGCTCAAGAAGATAGAGAGTTTCGCCTGGGAAGACAATGGACAAAACAACAGCGTCAGACACTCGAAGAGAGGGGTCAAGCTGCAATAGTGGTAAATAGGATTCATCCTGCTGTTGAAGCTGCAAAGGCTCTTTTAACTGCTAACAAGCCTTCTTTTCGTGTTTCCCCCAGAGAAGATAGCGATAACAAGGTTGCTCAAGTAATGAATGGCCTGTTAGAGTATATATGGCAAGGTTCTGATGGGGACCAGGTATTGAGGAATGTTATTGATGATTATTATGTAATCGGAATGGGGTGCGCTCTTGTTTATCAAGACCCTCTTGCCGACATGGGTAAGGGAGAAGTGAAGTTAAAGGATATCGACCCTCTTGATGTATACATAGACCCGAACGCAAGAGATAGATTTTGTGATGATGCGGAGAATATCCTAATTTCTCGTTTATACACTAAAGAACAGGCTGCAAAACTTTATCCTATGTACGAGAAAGCTATAAAAAATGCGCAGTCTGAGGATTTCATGTCAGATAGACCGCAAACTACTCGACAGGATGATGGGGAGCTTACTTTTCCAGAGGATATAGACACGGGTGTAACATTTGGTGAATCATCAGAATATATTCGGGGTTATGAACGTTATTACAAAGAAAGAGTAGACCATTATAGAGTATTTGAAAAGTTTAGTGGAAAGGAGGACTTGTTAGAAGAAGATGATTTTAACGAGTATGTGGAGCGGCCTGCTTGGAGAGTACAGGGACAGATTATAACAAATCCTGACATGGCTAGTAAGGCTATTCAAGTCATGCATAAGCATTATGCCAGGGCTGTCGAGGTTGCAGAGGCAGAGGGAGGAGAGGTCCCTCCCGCTCCAGATGTGCAAGAACTTAAGTATAGTGAGCTACTAGAGGCTGGGGAGATAGAGGTTGTTACCACTCCTACAGAGAGAGTTCATGTTTGCGTTATTATGGGTGATGCATTACTTTATCAACGTATGCTTCCTACTTCTCATTATCCTCTTGTTTTCTTTATGAATATGCATACTAGAACTCCCTTTCCCATTTCTGATGTTAGGATGGTAAAGGGGATGCAGGAATACATAAATAAGACTCGGTCTTTAATTATAGCTCATGCTACTACTAGTACGAATACAAAGATTTTAGTTCCTTCAGGCTCTGTGGATATGAGAGAGTTTGAACAGAAGTGGTCACAGCCTGGTATTGCTATTGAAGTTGATTTTGACCAAGGCCCTCCTCAGCCAGTCCAGCCAACTCCCTTACCAAACGAATTATATCAGAATGAAAAGGTTGCGAAAAGTGATATAGACCATCAAATGGGGTTGTATGAGCTAATGATGGGTAATTCTCAAGCTGCACCTCATACTTACAAGGCAACAGTAAGTTTAGATGAATTCGGCCAGAGGAAGATAAAATCTAAGCAGATGGATATAGAATCAGGATTAAATAGATTGTGTAATATCGCTATACCGTATATGCAGCAGTTGTATACGCAGGAAAAGATTATAAGACTTCTTCAGCCTAATAACTCAATGACTGAATATGCTGTCAATAAGAAACTTTTTGATAGTAAAACAGGAGAAATATCGGCTATAGAGAATAATATAGCTATTGGTAAATATGATGTTGTAGTTGTTACTGGTTCTACCCTCCCAACGAACAGAATGGCTCAGTTAGATATGTACATGGATGCCTACGAAAAAGGTATTATTGATAAACAAGAAGTATTAAAGAAAACAGAGGTCTTTGACATGGAGGGCGTATTGCAAAGAACAGATGTAGTTGCTAAATTAGCCCGACAGTTAGAGCAGGCTTCTGAAACTATTAAAAACTTACAAGGCGACCTGCAAACTAGAGAGCGTGAGGTATATCATGCTAAGCAGAGAGCTGAATTAGAAAAATTCAAGTCCAACTTGGACTCTACTTCCACGAAGGCAAAAGCCGCTGGAACAGTATTTGAGCGAAGACTTGATGACGCAGTGGGACAAGTTCAAAAGGAGGTCCGAGAGGCCGCCAAAGAAGCTAAAACAGAGAGTTTACCCCCCAAGTCCCGACGGGGCAGCTCACCAAAATAGGAGTCAAAGATAGATGGATGAAAGAACAGATACTCCTGCAGTTATAGAAAATATCCAAGCGATAGATTCTGTGCAGGACTCTGATATAGATGAAATCATCTTGGGCGATGATGCTACGGTCCAGGGGGACCGAGCATTCGCCGTACCAGAGGAAAAGGCAGTCGTAACCGACTCAACCCCCGAAAGACCAATGGAACCAGGTACCCCACC